GGGTGCGGGCCGCCTTCTCCGCTCGCGGGGCCGCCGCCCCGCACATCTGGCCCTACGCCACCCCGGAGGGCTTCGGCACCATGCGCGTCGAACCCGGCTCCCTGGCCGTCACCGGCGTCAACCCCGCCTACGGGCTGTTCTCCGCCACCGTCACCCTGAGGGAGGTCTGGCCGTGGCAGTGAGATTCTTCGGGGCTCCTACCGGGGTCACCGGCTGGTCTTACGACGAGGACGCCGTGTCGCTGGACCGCAGTGAAGCACCTTCGGGCACCGCCACCGTCAACGTCACCGGTGCCGGGGCCATGAGGCCCGCCGACCTGACCCCGCTGCTCGGCAGGACCCTGATCGTCCAGTCCACCGACCACGGCCGATCCGACATGATGATCACCGACATCAGCATCGACGACGACTCCTGGTCCCTGACCGGGGGCTCCGGCCTGTCGGCCCTCAACCAGGTGGGCACCCTCAACCCGGAGGTGCGCGTCGACCTGGCCACCGTCATCAAGCGATGCTACCTGGCCGTCCGGATCTCCACGACACCGCCCATCGACGTCGACACTCGCTTGAAGGACGCTCGCTACAACCTGCCCGGCGGACGCGACAACGTGTGGTCCATGCTGCGCCTGTTCCTGTCCGCCAACGCCCTCGACCTGTCCTGGGCCGACAACCGCATCCGCATCACCCCGCGCCCCGCGAGCGTCGTCCGCCTCGTCGACCGCACCATGTCGTCCACCGTCGGCCTGGAGGACGGGCAGCGGTCCAAGGAGGTTCGCGTCAACGTCTACCACCGCACTCCGCTGAGCGGGCGCTCCTGCGTCTACCCCGTACCGCCCTCCCGCTACCCCGGGGCGGACGCCACCTACGGCGACGAAGGGGACACCGTCCTGTCCGTCGGCTCCGGGGAGCGCACCGTCACCACCCTGCGCCTGGGCGCCGAGATCTCCTCCATCAGCCAGCCCCGCCCGACGACCAGCATCCCCTTCAAGAACGGGTCCCCGGACACCACGGCGATGGGTTCTGGCCTCTACGTCGTCGTCGGCAAGGACAACAAGCCGATCATGCCCGCCCAGTGGAACGACATGGGCGGCGGCCTCACCGTGAAGCTCAACGACGACCGACGCTCGGTCACCGTCGTGCTGTCCGGCATGGTCTACGAGCACCTGGCCCCCTACCGGATCTGCGAGTCGGACGGCAAGGTGGACCACCCGGCCCTGTACCTCTTCGGCCAGGGCGGGGCCCGCGTCGACATCGAAACCCTCAGCCTGGCGACCGGAGCCAAGGGGACCGATGACGTCGCCACGATCGACAATCCGGCCGTCGACACCCCCGGCAAGGGCTGGGCGGCGGCGCAGGCCGCGGCCGACACCCGGGTCGGGTCCACGCTGACGCTGCAACGGAAGGGTGCCCCGCCCCCCGGCGGGCAGACCCTCGGGGCTCTCGTCGGCGCCCGGTTCCACTATAAGAACCACTGGTGGCGGATCTCGTCCACGACCACGGACGAGACGGGGGTGTCGCTCCAGGCCACCAGCCACCCCCTGCTGGCCGACTACAATCGCAAGTACCCGCACGTGTCGGATCTGCCATTGGCGGGGCGTACGCTGCGGGACCTGTCGACGGAAGGAGTTCTGTGATGGCCTACTCGGCCTCCATCTTCCCCGCCTCCAACCTGTCGCCCCAGGCCCAGGAGTGGAGGGCCGCCGTCGAGAAGCGGGTCAGCCTCCTGGAGGAGCGGGGCACGTCCTCCGCCGCCGAGACCAGGCGCGTCATGGGGCGCTTCGGGGCGGCCATCGGATCCATCGACGGCATGGAGAACCGCATGGAGGACCTGGCCGCCCTGTCGCAGGCGGCCAACGCCATGGCCGACGACGCCGTCTCCTGGCATGAGGCCCCGCCCGTGTCACCGGGTCCGGGTGTCGAGAACCCCGACGTGCCCGTCAACCAGAACGCCACCTGGTACGTGTGCGAACTGTCCCCCGGTGGGGGTGTCGACAGAGACCGCGTCAAGGAGGTGTGGCGCTGGTCCCCTCCGGGTATCGACGACGACGCCGACGGCAAGTGGGTGCAGCAGCGCTGGGGCACGGACACCCTGGGTGAGGGGGCCGTCGACTACAAGCACCTGGCCGCCGCCGCCAAGGGGGACCTGGAGGCCGCCAAGGCCCTGAAGGGGCGCGTCGACACCCTGTCCGCCTCCTACGAACAGACGAAGGCGGACCTGGAGCAGGCCAAGACGGACCTGAAGAAGTTCTCCGCCAACGCGAAGGACGTCATCATCTCCGACACGGAGCCCACCGGCGCCGACCGCAAGCCCGGGAACTTGTGGGTGTCGACTGCGGGGGGCACGACGAAGCTCTTCGTTTTCGACGGCGACCAGAACGCTTGGGTGGCCGTTAAGGGCGATGATGCGGCGGNCCGAGGCGCAGAAGAAGGCGAAGGAGGCCCTGGACAAGGCGCAGGCCGTCGAGGACATGGCCACGGCCGCCAAGCTCGCCGCCGAGCGCGCCCAGAAGAGCGCCGACGGGAAGAACACGATCTTCTACCAGGCCAATAAGCCGTCGCTCAACGGGCGCAACGACGGGGATTTGTGGTACGACACGGACGACAACTACCGGATGTACCGTTTCCGGGCCGGTGTCGAGGACTTCATCGAGGCGGGGGTGTCCGCCGCGGATCTCACCGGCTCCATGTCGAACAGCATGGTTGAGGGCGTGTGGAAGCAGGCGCAGTCCTCCGGGGCCGTGGCCAGGAACCCGGTCGAGGGGTCGATGATCGCCAATGGGGCCATCAGGACCGCACACGTGCAGGGTCTTGACGCCGGTGTGATCACTTCGGGATTCATCGGCGCGGACCGTATCGCCGCCCGGTCCATCACGGCCGCCATGCTGGCCGCCGGAACGATTACCGCGGACTCCGGGGTCATCGGCTCGCTCAATGCCAACGACATCAAGTTCGGCACCCTGTCCGGAGACCGCGTCGACGCCAACACACTGCGCGGCAAGCTCATCGAGGGCGGTACCATCCGAGGCGGCCTGATCGCCGGTGCCAACATTCTCGGGGCCAACATCGCCACCACGACGAACGGGACCGGCGATCGCGTCGAACTCACCGCCAACGACGGCGTGCGGGTGTGGAGGGGGAACACGGTGTACGCACAGCTGCACCCCTCCCTGACGAATGGCCTGGCCCTGTACAACCCGAACAAGAGAACCATCCTGGAGGGGCCCACCGCCAAGCTCACCGACGTATCGTCGATCATCTTCGGGGCGCAGTACAAGGTTCTGCGGTTCAGTCCCAAGGTGAACTCCGCCTCTGACGGGACGGCCGCCTGGGCCTGGGAGATACCCTCTCCTCCGTCCGGGCGCGCCGTGATCATCGCCCAGTTCCAATACGAGACCGGCGCTCAGCGCCCTGTGTGGCGGGAACTCTCGATTCGGCGCAGCAGAAACTCCGGGGTCTGGGCCACTTCCGGTTTCCTGTACAACACGGACGGATGGGCGTCTGATAGTCCGGTTTTCATTGGTATGGCTACCGACCTGCCCACTTCGGGCAACGTCGACATCTGGACGAAGATGGCCTTCAAGGGTGCGAACAACGGTGCTTTCACCCGCTGGGAGACAGCTTTCACCTCCATCCTGATCCTGCCCGCTTGAAACAAGAGGAAGGAAGAACCTCATGACCGGAACAGATCGCAACGGAATCTACACGTACTCCGCGGACGACACCGCCGCGGACTGGCCCACCCTGCTCAACCTCGGCGTCTCCTCGGTGTCGGGGGTCATCACCAAGCTGCGCCAGTCATCCGTCTACAAGGCCAACAATGCGGCCGCCGCCAACGCCCTGCGCGACACCCTCATCGCCGCCGGGATCACCCCCACCGCCACCGACCCCATCCTCGTCTACCTGACCTCCAACGGGCAGATCATCGCCTGGGACGGTGCCAACTGGAAGGCCGACGGATCCAACATCACCTCCTGGCTCGTCGCCGGGTCCGAGGTCGCCACCCCCGCCACGCCCATCACCAACGCCATCCTCGCCGGGCGGCGCGGCGAGGCCAGCCGGTTCCGCGAAGAGGTCGGCACGGCCATCATCCGGGTGCCCGCCCCCATCGACAACAAGTACACCGGGCACCTGCCCCTGGCCCGCAAGTACGTAGGCATCGCCACCACGCTGCTCACCAACGGCGACGGCGCCGCGTTCGGCGGGCTCATCTGCTCGGCCGGGTTCGGCTGGGACAAGGTGAAGAACAACGAGGGCCAGATCGTCCGCGTGCCCTACATCGCCAAGGGCGCCAAGCCGGGCAATCTCATCCGCCTCAATTACTCCATCAAGGGATGGGAGGCGTGAGCCTCATGTACATACCCCACCCGCCCTGGGCCAACACCCTCGACCGGGGCCTGCGCGCCGTCGGCTACCTGGCCCTGTCGCTGTTCTCGATCCGCGAGGCCGGGCTCATGCCCTACACCCCGGACGCCACCATCTGGTACAACCTGGCCGTCCACATCGCCCTGTCGATCATGGCCGGTGGCTGCGCGCTCGCCTGCCTGACCGGGCGCTCGCAGGCGGAGATGGTCATCCTGCCTCTCGTCCTGGGGTGCGCGTCGGCCTCCTGGATCCTCGTCATATCCGCCCACGGCCTGGGGGCCCGGTCCGCTCTGCTCCTGTCCGTCGTGTTCCTCCTGTCCGCTAGAATGAACTGGCTGCGGTGGTTGCGACACCGCGCCATAATCCTCACCGCACTGCGCGACCGCGGCGGCCCGAACACCGACAGGGGGTGATCGCTTGACGCCCCTGCTCACCACAGTGGGGTCCGTCATCGCCCTCATCACCTCCGCCCTGGCGGCCTGGGGCTCCTGGGTCAAGGTCAACGCCGACCGCAAACGGGGTGTCGGGGAGGCGGAGATGGCCCGCTCTCGCTTCGGTTTGGAGAGTCTCCAGGCGGCCCTGAACACGAAGGACACGATCATCGCCCAGTACCAGGAGGAGAACAACCGCCTGCGCATCGAGGTCCATGATCTGCGGGTCGAGATCCAGCGCTTGCAGCGACGCCGCAAGAACAATTGAACCGGAACGCGAAAAGGCCCGCCCCCTCCCCGAAGGAAGAGGGCGGGCCTGCCGTCAGCTACCTCGACATGCGCTCCAGCAGACCCTTCAGGCGAAGAGTCATGGCGCAGTAGTGGTAGAGGTGGCGTGCGGCGTCACGCACGTCGTCGGCGTCGGGCTGGTCCACGGAACGGCCGGTCGGCCAGAACCCGAGCGCCTTCAGCGTGGCGTCACGAACCAGGGTCTTGGCCTGCGTCGGCGTCTGGTAGACGATCGGGCGCTTGTCGTAGATGTAGTCCATGATCGCGTTGACCTTCACCGGGGTGAGGTCTGCGAGGAACTGGTTGTGCGGGCGCAGGTCGAAGCGCTCGCCGACGACGACATCCGGCTTGTAGCACCAGATGGCGCCCTTGAGCGTGAACGCCGTGTCGGTGTGGCTCGGGGAGGTGAACTGGTCGTACTCGACGATCTCGACGTCGTCGCCGTCGACAACCCCCAGGACCCACCCGGTCGACACCCCCGGGTCGTAGGCGAAGATTCTGGTCATCGTCCGCCCCCGTGGTAGAAGTAGTACGAGGCGAGCACGACGAGCGCCGCGATCGGCGTCGCGAGGAAGTTGAGAACCCGGCTGACCATGTCCTCCCTGTCCCTTGAGGTGATATCGAAGAGGAGGGCGAGGATGACCGTACCCGACAGGGCGATGATGACGTCCTTCATCAGCCCCTCACCGCCACGATCAGCCCGAACCCGACGAGGAGCGCCGACATGCAGGCGATGACCCTGAACCACCACTTGGAGAATCCCGTCGCGTGGCCGTCCTCGGCGAACATGTACCCGGCGCTGAACACGAGCAGCGGCAGGGTCAGGAGCCAGTAACCGAACCATCCTCCGGCGCTCATGCCTCGATCACCACCGCGTCCTCACCACGCAGATCCTTCGGCTCGGCCTTGCGCCAACGCCCCGAACCCTTGGCATGGGAGGCGACAGCTCGGCACACGCTCGCCTTGGCGGGGTCGCAGCCCTCCTTGCCCCGGTGCCACGCCAGGACGGGGATGTCGCCCTTGTCGAACCACACCCGGGTCAGGGCCCGCAGCATGGCGGCCAGACCGCAGGCCCGGGAGCGCCGGACCCGCTCCGGCTCGGCCCTCGGGTCGAAGGGGGCGGGGGACCAGATGACGTCGAACTCGTTGACGCCGCCCCACAACGCCTGCCCGCCGACGTTGTCGATGATGTGCACGCCGTTGGGGTGCATCTCGATGCGGATCGCAACCTTGCTGCCGCGGCTCACGGGTTGTTCCTCCGTTCGGTGTCGACGACGATGCGGGCGCACCAGGCCAGGGCCATTGCCGCCACCTGAATGAGCTCGTCGCGCAGCGGGGCCGCATGGCCGACGGGGGTGTCGGCGTCAGGCGTCAGGGCGCGGGCGACCTCGCCGACCTCCTCGGCCAGGATCACGAACTTCATCTGCTCGGTCACCTCCGGGTTGAACGGGGTGCGGCCGTGGTGCTTGTCGTAGGCGCGCTGGTACTCGGCGACGACCTCGTTCTCCAGGATGCGACGCGCCCGGCCCCGGCGGCGGCGCAGGCCGTGCAGGGAGGAGCCGTCGGCCTTCTCGTCGAGGTAGGCGACCCACAGGGCGGAGCGGGCGGCGATGGCGCACAGGGTGAAGCGCTTGGCCCCGCTGCTCCAGGCGGCCGAGGTCAGGAACATGATCTCGGCCAGGTAGTTGTAGGGGTTGACGGTGTTGCAGCCCACGTAGTCGATCTCGTCGACGGCGCGGGCGACGGCCGGGTCGATTTCACTCATCGGTGCTCTTCTTGTTGTTCTCGGCCTCGACCTGTGCGGCCAGGCGGCGGATGGCGTCGACGGCCTCGACACGGGCGTCGTCGAGCAGGGACAGGCTGTACTGGGCCCGCATCAGGTTCAGGCGGACGGGTGAGGGCCACGGCGTGGTACGCGGCTCGTACCAGCGGATGTCGCCGTCGTCGTCCGCATGCAGGATCGAGTAGTGCAGCAGGTCCCCCTCGACGAACAGCAGGTCCTTGTGGGCGCTGACGTCCGCCAGGTCCACTCCGATGTCGCGGAGCACGAGGTGCGCGTCGACGACGAGGTCGATGTCGGTCACGAGGGGCATGGACGGCATGTTCACGGTGGCGCGGATCTTGCGCTTGAGATACCACAGGGCCTTGAGCAGGTCGTCAGTGGTGGACGCCCCCTTCTTGCGTCCGGCCCGGCACGCGTACTTGACGACGTTGCCGAGCATGAAGTCCAGGTGGTCGGTGATGTCGGCAACCTCGGCGCCGTTGGACCACCCCAGCGCGTAGTGGGGTGGGTGGTTGATCATGTCGTCGGACATGGTTCCTCTCTTTCTTGTCATTCCTTGTGGTACCGCTGGCAGGTGTAGCCGGCGGCCTTGATCACGAGATCGTCGTCGGCCCAGGAGGGCGGGCGGCACATGATCTCGGACACTTCGGTAATAAGCTCGGTCTCTTCG